ACCAACTGATACTGTCCTTCTGGAAAACTTACATTTGGAACTTCCGTAAAGTTTACATATAAAAAAGTACGGAAGGTGTTGTCCGCATATGTTATTTTTTGTATGTAAATTGGTCCGTTATTTAAATTATTTTGTATTACCGTGGAATATACCAATCTATTATTATAGATACTATACAGATTAAATTCCACAGATACATTATTTAAATTGACAAACGAAAAATCTACTGGCATTTCCATTCGTAGCAAATCATCACTTAAATTATTTATTACACGCGATACCGTATATTTTTGATACTGTAGTTGTTGGTTTGTTACATTTGTTTTAAAATTATTTTGGTTCGCCATGTTATGTCAACTCAAAAAAGTTTTTATTTACGGTTCTAATCCATGTATCATAGTCTAGTTGTTCTGTGTAAATTGGGGTAAAATACACTCTCCCCTCGGCTACAGAAACATTTTCATATCTTGGTGTTACTACAGTAATTTGACTAATTGTATCATCTACTTTTACAGATGCTTTGGTAGACGAACCACTTAATACAGCTATGTTAGTATCATTTATATTATATGATATGTCTATAACTTGTTTATTAGAAATACTTTCCTTGTCGGGATTGATAGAATTTATTAGTGTAGTTATCATACAATTTTAAATAGTGTATCGGTGGATATAGTTCTAACATAAGAGCCGGTTTCAATTTTTAATTTTAGTGTGTAAAATCTTCCTTTATACAAGGGAGTAGTATCTAATATTATATAAGATCCATTAACATCTGTATTAATTTTTGCATAATTATCAAATGGAACGACAGTTACGTTCGCCTGCGTATCCACTATTGAATAATAAGATGATGTTGGTAAATAATATTTGTTTTTATATCGTAGTGTACTATCAAAAGTTTTTACTGGGAATTCATCTCTTACTGTTAGGTTCACTCTGACTACATCGCCTTTTGCATAATAGTCCTTTAAGTTACTTGTTGCGACTTTTACATTTGTTGATGGAATGGCTATTGGTGCACCACTTGAAGCACTTCCGGTTACAAATGTTTGATTGTCCCATGCTATCTCTAATGTTGGTTGATGAATAGTATGTGTTTGGGCCGAAAATACTTTTATATTTCCTTCATTTACACTATTCACTTCATCTGTATCAGGAAACTTAACTATTAATCCATAGAATGTATTTTGTAAAGATTGACTGACAATTGGTTGTAAAATGTTTGTTACATCTATTCTGATATCTTCTAAGGGATACGTTGCTAAGGTAAGACTTCCTGATGTGGAACTTGTAAGGATATCTCCACCATAATAACTCCATGATGTATTTAAGGTAGACTGTCTCCATGTTGCACCGTCGTTCACATTTTTTACGTTTTGATAGAAAAATCCACTACCTTCGTCCCATGATCTTGAAACTTTATAAACTAAAAGTTTTTGATTTCTTTGAATATTTGATGCGTTTGCTATTTTTAAATTTAAAAAATAGTTAGCAGTATTTGGTACAGTTATTGATGTTGGTAACTCAAAATATAGTAAACTTCTTGCGGACGCAGTGACATAAGAAGGTTCTACTAATGTAGTATTAACCACTTTACCGATTTCTAGTATTTCATCAAATCCAGCGTTGTTAGTAGGATACGCTTCATATATAGTCGTATCTTTTGAAGGAATTATAAATTTTCTCATTGTGTGGCGTTTCCTATGATATCTGAGACTGGGTTTTTAAGTTCAAATATACTTGGGTCTAGACTTGGGTAAATTACATTATCTACCGTGGCAGCTAAAATATCATATTTATATGGCTGATAATTAGAGCCATCCTTAAATTCATATTTATTAAAAATTTCTAATGATCTCACAGATTGTACTCCATCTACATTTCCTACTTCATAAATTAAATCTGATACTATTATTGGTTGATTTATGTTCCATTTTTTAATATCAAAGAAATTTTGTATTGTCGCAATACTTCTTGCCAATACATCATTCATGTTATATCCTCTATACACACTTATATCAAACGTAACGCCTATATTAATTATAAATGCATCAAGAATGTTAATATCATCAGTTAACATTCTATACTGTTCAAGATATCTTGCTAGGTTTTGCTTTACGATTGTATTTAATGTCGTTAACTTTCCGTATGTGTCATATCCTAGTGTATATAAGTTAACAGAATTTGGTCTAATGGGGTTATTCACAAATTCAGCAGAGGACTCTGCCAATATTGCATTTAGTTGTTCATCCCGTATAGCAAATGCTTTTGCAATACTACCATATTTAGTTGGTAGTGAATAGGAACGTATTACATAATCTTCTGCCGTTACTACTCGGTTTTGTGCATTAAAAAATCCTAATGCATTTTGTCTAATTTCTTCCAAAGATTCTCCGTCGCCGCCACCAGTTGCTGGTAAAGGATTTGTAACAGTTAAAGAACGTAACGCAGTATTAAACGCTGTTTGTTCTGCACTACTATATGAGGTTGTATTATTATTTATGATACTATCTACTATGTTTACGATACTATCAGCGGGAGTATTTGATGCAACGCCACCACCCACCAAGTATTTAACTGTTAATGTGGTATTTGCCGGTGCCAGTCCAAATGCATCACTGTTTAAAAAATTTAAATTATTTATTGACGCGTCGCCTACCGCAGTTTTTATAATATCTCCATATTGAGCATTTGCAATTTGTTGAGAATCTATCGTATCTTCCACATAATTACTTCCAAGACCTGAGCCAAACATTAATTGTGTCTGTAAGTTTCTATTACGTCTTGTTACAAATCTTCTTGGAACTTTTTTAAATCTTAATCGTGATGGTGGTAGTATTCCAGTTTCTCCATTTGAAACAACATCTGCTTCACTCATAATGGCATCTTGAGCTAAATAATCTACTTCATACCAATTATTTCCATCGGAATCTACAACGCTTGTTATGCCAATTATATTTTCTGCGGGCATGGTTACTGTTGAAAACTTTGCTGGACTACTAAATGTAAATGTTGTTATTTTTTCTTCGGCAGCTATCATATTTACATCTTTATAAACTATATAATCCAAAGGAATACCAGAACTTTGTCTGTTAAGATTATAGTCTTCTTCTGTAATATTTGAAAAATCTACATCTTCTGTTGTTCTAAACGTAGTTGATATTCTTTCATTTGTAGAAAACGTAGAGCCTTTACCTATTTTTAATAAATATTTTGGGTCTGGTATGTATCGTGGTGGTGATACAGAACTATCTAACACAGCAGGTGCTATTTGGTACAATCTTGCTCTTACCGATGCCGCAGATGTTAGTTTTGGTTTATACCCTAAAAACTGTGCTATCGTGATGATGTTTTGCTCTTGTTCTGCAAAACCTAATAGATTTTCTTTAAATTGATTATCAATATAAAATGACAACACATCACCAAGATATGACGCCATTTCTATAAACATCATACCAGGTGATGCTTCATTAAAATCTGCATATGTGTTTGGAAAATACGCTCTTGCAAAATCTATAAAATTTTGTTTAAAGTCACCAAATGTTTTTGCAGAATAATTAATTTGCTTAACATTTGGACGTGGCTGAGATATCAACTTCTGGTTTATAGTGGTCATTAATTACTCCAAAATTACTATACGGTTACCGTTAAAGAGTCAGTAACATTAGGATTACTTCTAAATCTGTAGTCTATTTTTATCGCAACTGTATTAACGTCTCCGTCTGCAGGAGTATTTATTTGAATATTTTGTAATTCCAAGAATGGCATCCAACGTTCTACCGAATTAGTAATTGACAATTTCATATTATCTTGCGTTTCTTCCGTAATTTGTTCAAATACCATGTTATGTATATCCGTTCCAAAATCTGGTTGCATTACTCGTTCACCTTTACGAGTTAACATCAAATTTTTAAAATTTGATTTGATTTGCGTCAGTACATTTGTAGATTGAGCAAAATATCCTGTGTTTCCTTTTTCTAGTGGAAGAGTAATTCCAATATACTTTTGTGCCATTAATATCTCCTATTATGCCAACTTCATTGCTTTCATCATAGCAGAATAATCTTTATTTATTGCTTTTAACGCAGGATTATCTTCCGAAACTCCAGGTGGTGTTGGCATAATTTTACCAGTTGTCGCAACTATAGTATCACCATGACGTTCAAGACCCATCATCTCTGCTAACTGGGTTCTTGATAATTTCGGTTTTGTCGTTGTAGTTTTTTGTGTATTTTCTTGTAAAGATTTTACTTCTGCTACAGCTTCTGCTAGCATTTCGGGAAGAAGTCGCTTAACTTCTTCTTCAACCACGGTGCGAATATACGCTTTCAGTAATGTTTTATCCATAAATTCCTCTCGAACGATTAAGTATACTACTATTTACTTTTTCTTTGTTATTCATTCTTGCAGTAAACGGTGTTTCTTCTAGTATTGCTTCTTGTAGTTGTGCTTCTTTTATTGCTGCTTGTTGTTTTCTTTTTAGGTTTTTTATTTTATTATAAACAACTTCTTTGATTTCTGCAATATTAGGTAATTCTATTTTTGGTTGTAAGGAAGCTAATGCAGTTCCTATTAATCCTGTCACATTGATTTGTGGAATGTTTGGTATTTTATTGTTTAGCGCTTCTGTTGTTAAATTCACTTTTTCGTTAATTGTTGCTTCTGTAACTTCTATATCAGGAATATCAGTCAGGGATAACCCAGGAGTAGTAGGAGTAGTAAATAAACTATCCGGTATGGCTTCCTCTATTATTGCGAGCCTTGCTCGGGCTCCCACAGACAATGATTCTACTTGTGTTAAAACATTGTTAATTTGACCATTTACATTACTTAATTGACTTGTATAAGTACTTAATTGACTTGTTAACTGATTTGTGGTAGAACTCAATAAATTACTAGGTATCGTGCCTAATTGTGCGGTACTTAACAACTGCCCAACAACTTTATTATTTGTAGGTAACAAATTTTCAGGTAAATTTGTCATACAGTATTTACCTCTGAGGTAAAATTAGCTTTACTATTGAACGGTGCAGTTAATGGGTTTGCTAATGACCGTTGTAAATCTTGTAATCCTAGAGTGAGTGCGGTTAGATTTACTGCTCCCGTAGGTGATGGTGTAAATGCTGTCGGTACGTTTACCAATAGTGTAGAAACCAATTGCTGCATAAATATAGCTAAACTAGTACCTAATACCATTGGTTGCGTTGAATCAGCATTTGAACCTATAAATATCTTTGACCCAACAATTGAGTAGTTTCCTGACGTTTTGTATGCCAAATCTTTGTTAGCTTTAAATGATATAGTATTACCACGTATAAATATGTCCCCT